TATTTGAGCAATATGACTTCTCTTTTCGCCTTCCGGCCTATTGGGGTGTTGTTAATTCTTTCGGCGACAGCGTTGTACCGATCTACGCTTATTAACGGTTCAATATTGCCGCGCACGCGTAGTTCATGGAACCCATAATAGCCTGCGTACACCGATCTTGTCAAAATCAGCCGCACTTTATAAGCGTCCATCCTTTTTCCACGCTTTCCGGTGATGTTTCTATCCCTGCACCATTTTGCAGTTGCGCTAAGAGAGCCAGTATCTTCGTACACCTGATATATATTCTTCACGATTTCGGCTTCTTTAGGGTTTACGATAAGCCCACCCGGTATGGTATCATATCCCAGCACGCATGAGCACGTCCTGCCGCCTTGTTCTGCCCTTTCTCTCATTGCAGCCGAAACTCTTTCGGCTGTTATTTCGCGTTCCATTTGCGCGAATACGCCCAGAAGTCCCATCATAGCACGCCCCATGGGGGTACTTGTATCAAATGCTTCTGTATAGCTTATTAACTCACAATTATTCCGGCACAATGTCCCCCACATGGCATATAGATCAGCCACGCTTCTGGTGAGCCGGGAAAGCGACCATGCAAGGACGCAGTCGATTTTCCCCGCTTCAACGGCTGCCAGCATTTCACGCACCGCCGGGCGGTGCTGTATATCTTTTCCCGATATGCCAGCGTCCTTATATATGCTATAACTATACCCTCGAGTATTGCACCAATCACGCAATACTCGTTGCTGTGCGTCCAAGGAGTAGCCGTCTTGTGCTTGATCTAACGTGCTCACCCTTACGTATATGGCGACGACCATCCATATTACCCCATCTGTGCTACAAGATTATCAATTTCCGCGATGCGCTCCAACAGGCGCTGCTTTTCGGCCATCAACGCATCGCGATTGATTTTCCGCTCTTCCAAGCGCTCCGCCCTGACGCCCTTCGGCAGAGGGTGATCTAACAGCGTTGCGGGCACATTGTGCAGTACAACGATACTGCCCTGCGGTACTACGCTCGTCCAGTTTTTTACGCTGCCGCCGCTTTCGGGCTGGCCCTCCAAGAATGCTACATCGTCCCCACAACGCGCACCACTATCGCGTCCATACGCGCGGGAAATAGTTTTTCCGTAGATCGTCACGGCGCTTTGCCATTCGGATACGCTGCTATCAAATGTCAGGCGCACGTCGACGCGCTCGCCGCAGTCGGGGCGGTCATCCTCACCGTACACACGCTGCATGATTTCGCGTGCCTGATCTACACAGTCAGTGGGGATAGCCCATGCAGACTTATCACGATTCCAGCGCGCGCCGCCGATGCCTTTAATCGCTTTGACAAATTCGGCGTTGTAGGGAGTATAGATATAAGCTTTGGTATCTACAATTTCGATTTTCATAATTATTACCTCCTGTGAGAGCCTTGTTGTATCTCTGTCTTACATTTACATTGTAAATGATTTTGTTTATAATGTAAATAGTTTTGCTTAAATATTTTCGTGAAATGTCGAAATGCTTTGATTGACGAGATAAACAGTATGGTTTATAATGAAAATTGAAAGGAATGGTGACAATGACAACCTCTGAACAGCTCAAAATATTATGCGTAAAACTCGGAATCAGCGTTTCGGAACTCGCGCGGCGGTGCAATACAAGCCCGCAAGCTTTTTCGCAAAAAATGAAACGAGAGCGCTTTACTCCGGCAGAGCTGAAGCAAATTGCGGAACAGGTAGGCTGTACCTATGTTAGCGCATTTGTTTTACCTAACGGGGACGAAGTGCGAGATTAATGGTTATCACATAAAAAATAAGCGGCGGGCAATCCCTGAAAATGAGGGAAAGCCCGCCGCTTTTGTTATGGATTATTTAACTTGCCGGTAACTTGCTGGTCAGTTGTCTTTGCCGATCTGCTTAATAACCTGATCCGCACCGGTAGCCGCAAGGCCGGAAACAATGCCCACGGCAAGCGCGGTCAGCGGATCAGTGGCGGGAAAGTCCGGCACGTTGATGTACATGGCGGCAAGGCCCAGCAGGCCGCCAAGGGCGCCGCAGATGGACGGCAGCCATTTGTTGGCCAGCGGGGTCTGCTTGACAGCCATTGCGGCAAGGTAGCAGATAACGGTGATGCAGGCAACGGATGCGATGCCAAAAGATGCAATATCCATGATGGTTTCCTCCTATGTGTGTTGGTCAATCGTTCTTAATCTGTAAGGCTTTGGCGCGGTTGTACAGCTCTGTACCCGTGCCGTTGCCGCCCAGCGCATGGTAGCTGCGGTAGAGATATTCCAGGTTTCGCAGGCCGTCCGTGTCAATGCTGCCCTGCGCAATGTAGCGGGAGCACTCGGCGTACAGGCGATCGTGTAGGATAGCAAGCAGTCCGGCCTTGATGGCTTTGCGTTCCTCTTCCTGTTCCTTCACCCGCTTGGCCAGGCGACGGTAGCCTGCCAGCAGTGCGGCGCAGATCAGGCCGAAGAGCCACTGCACCCAGTATCTGATGATCCAGTCCAGCACGGTCAGCCCTCCACATACTCAGCTTTATACAGCCCTGCATCAATCAGCTGCAGCTCTGCGCACTTGCGCATGATGTACCAGGCGTCGCCGCTGGATACCGGCCCAACGTCCAGCATCCACTGGTTGCCATCTGCACAGGTTTCGCGGTATAGGCCGGCGGAGATAAGCCCCAGCCCCTCGCACAGGGCGCGAATGGTTGCGCGGTCGCCGCTGGAGATACGGCCAATGGTAATACGCTGCTTGTCCAGCTTGTTGGGGGTGGTGTCCTCCGGGGTGGGCGCGGTGTGGCCCTGCAAGCCTGCCTGGATCATCAGCTGCTCATAGTCCTTGTAGACGCGGTTGCAGTCCAGGCTGGTGCCGTAGCCGGGCACGCCCAGAGCGTTGCGGCTGCTGTACTGCCAGATGCCATACGGCAGGGGGCAGGTGCATGTGCTGCCATACTGGGCAACCCAGATATCGTATTTGGACAGCGCCTTGTAGTCCAGGCGGTTGCGAATAAAATTGCAGCTAGCATACAGGATGCCGTAATACCCTGCGGCCTCAATCTCCGACAAAAAGGCCTGTACAAGTGCCGTGCGCTGCGCGTTGGTCAGGCGCAGGATGCACGGCTCGTACTCGATATCATACGCCGCCGGCAGGCACAGATGCTTGCCCTTAATCGCGGCCAGGCAGCAGCGGGCCTCCTGGCGGGCTTCCGCCGGGGTACTGGCGTAGCTGTACCAGTACACACCGTACTGGATGCCCAGGCGGGCACACTCAGCTGCGTTGCGCTCAAACTGCGGGTCAACCTGACTGCTGTAACGGCCATACCCGGCGCGCAGCATGGCGTGGCGGATGCCCTTGCTGTAGGCTGCCTGCCAATCAAATTTGTTTTGGTGTTTCGATACGTCGATTGCATAATACATGCGCTTCACTTCCTCTGTGTGTTGTATGCTGCTGTAACTGCCCAGCTTGACCGCACTGCTGGCCGTGCTGAAATCAGCATCCAGCCAGTTCAGCGGGTTGGTACGCTGGCCTTTCCAGCGCACTTCAAAATGCAGGTGTGCTCCATAGCAGTTGCCGGTATCGCCGCTGTAGCCGATCAGCTGGCCTTCCTGCACCTGCTGCCCCTGCGCCACGCAAAGCTGGCTCAAATGGGCGTACAGCGTTTCCAACGTGCCGTACTTGTAGGTTGCATGGCGCAGCTTGACCATGTTGCCGTAACTGTTGGTATCTCCCTGGGTGCGCTTGCCGTTCCAGCGGTATGCGATTGCAACCGTGCCACCCTCTGCGGCGTACACGGGGGTGCCAACGGCCGCGCGGAAATCCAGTGCCCGGTGCAGGCTGCCATCATTGTAGAGCCAGCCCGCGGTGATAATGTGCTGGGCCAGGGGCCAGCGGAGCAGGGCTTCTTCATTCTTCAGCCGCATTTTTATCCTCCTTATTTTGTCCTCTTCCATATCCATACCGATAAATAAGGCGGCATGTTGTTGTGGGCTGCCCCGGAACCGCCGGAGGCGACTGTTACGGTTTTGGATTCCCAGTTCGGAATACCCCAGCCACTTGATTGCGTTTGGACATACGCATCCGCAGTGCTTCCGGTTTTGGAGCGTATTACGTTGCTTCCGTTGGCCACAGACAGCGAATAATTCGGTAGCTCGCTTTGTGTAAGCTTATGGGTGAATTCGCCCCCAGTGCTACCTGCGGGATAACTGCTGGAAGCAGCAAGCAAAAAGCAGTCAGAAATTCTTTCCCAGGTACCGCCAAATAGATTTGCCGGGCTTGTACTGTTTACGCTCATGTAAATGCTGCCAATCGGCCAGGCCGCAAGTTTTGCTTCCGCGATGGCTGCAAATACCGCTGCTGGTGTTGCTGCAATTCCTCCGCTGGTTGAACTGATTGAACTGGTCGAATCGCTCAGCTTCACGCCGCCCGCGGTCGAGGCATTACCTGTCGGCAGTGTATACTTAGTATCCGTTGTCGGCGGTGTATATCCCAAAGCACTTGTCACATTCGCCTTTGTCAAACTAATCGTGCCGGAATTCTCCGTAATGTTACTCCCGATTTTTACACCACCCAAAGTCCAAGCACTTGCGGTTGGCAGTGTGTACTTGGTATCAGTAGTCGGTGGCGTATAGCCCAGTGCATTTGTCACGTTAGTCTTACTAATGCTGATCGTGCCGCTGTTCACTGTAATATTGCTGCCAATCTTTACGCCACCCAGGGTTGAACTGGTAGCGGCAGGCAGCGTATGGGTACCGGAGGAGGCCGGTGTCATATAGATCTGGTTGCTGTTCAGCGTTCCTTCACTC